TATCTAGATAGTATGGAATCATCATTATCTAAAGCAGGGGTTAAATTAACAAAAACAGAAACAGATTTAATTCGTAATACCAACAAACAATTAAAAGAGGGTAGGTTTCCATATCAAAAAGGTTTGCTTAATGCAGTAGATCAAGGTCAGAAAGGTGAAGCCTTTTCTATAGAGGGTATGGAATTTTATTTTCCGGTAGAGTACGGCAATCTCCTTTTAAAACATGGGAAAAAGATTGAAGCAAAAAGTCCTGAAGTTTTAAAAGGTAAAGAGGCTCTTGAAAAGATGGAAAATATTATGAAAAATAAATTAAAGAATTCAATAAGCAGAAGTCAAGCGCGAGTCATAAACTCAGCAGGTACGCAGTTACAATATAGAATACCAGGAGCAGATGATTATAGAGAAATGATTGTTGTGCAAAAAAAATTACCAAAAGAGCATACAGTGCAACACGGAGGGCTGGGTAGTCCAACAAATAATGTGCTTGGACATGTTCGGTATCAGTATAATGATTTTTTAGATCCGGCAAGTGGTAAACCACAAGGAGGTAAAATTGCTATTGTAAATGAAATACAATCCGATATTGCTGCTGCAAATGCTAGGGGTATTCGTGAAAGAGGTGAGGTTCGTGGTATTAACCCCATGGGTGCAGCTGAGGTCAAAGTATTAACAGACGAAGCGATGGATGATGTCGCTGTAAATGCGAGAAAAATTTTTGATTACACCACTAATCCTGCAAATAAAAATAGTATTGATGTACAAAAATTAACGAAAGAAACTGAAAATACAGACGCGCGATTAAAGATGTTGATAAAGATGAAAGAACGAGCTCAAGGAACAGAAAATAAAAGACAAGTTCCATTTGTGCCCTTTGCACAAGGAGGTAAAAAAGATAGAGAAAACTATGGTGATTTTTTTCTAAAACAACTTATTAAAGAAATACCGGCTGAAAAAGATAATGTACAGTGGATTGGTATTGCACCAACCACATTAACACAAGCCGCAAAGTTAGAAGGCACTGTTAGACCAGGTGCAAAAGGTCGTTTAGGTAATTGGGAATTTTATGGTACCTCTGATGGTAAGATGGGAATAAAAGGTGTTAAGGGTGTCAAAAGGACTTCAAATAATAACCAAGAACCAGTAAATACAAATCCGAACCCTGATTCTGTGTTGATGACAATTATGAAAAGACTTGCTAAAGAATATGATAGTGAGGTAAAATTAATTAAAGTGGCAAAAAGCGATCCTAATAAAGAATTTAAAGCTTTTAGAACAATTCCAGACTGGGACGAGAGTTTAGCTTTTAATAAAAAAGCTACGGGTCCAAGTGATGATTCGCTGGAAATATTATTTGCTGGCGATACAGCAAGAGACATTCAACAAATTGCTGATCGCACCCTTAGAATGGAGCGTATGTTACCCGGTGATTCCAGAAATTATTTTACAACTTATGCTTTGAAGCTAACACCAGCTATGAAAGAAGCACGAATGAAAATCTATAAGAAAGAAGGAGGTCTAGTCGTAGACCTTTTTAAATGGTAGGATAACCTATGGCAAAAATAACAAAAGAAGAAATTGTAGACGACATTCAAAGAGATTTTGCTTATGACATCATAGGTGATATGAATCCTTTTAAAAAAGGAAAAGATGTAGTAGGTTTAGATCCTCCAAATCTTATTGAAGATATTCAAAAAACAGATAAAGCGAGAAAAGTTGCTGACAAAAAAAGAGGACCAATGTTTGAAATGCCGGGTGGCTTTGGTATAACTGAAGCAGTGCGTGAAGTATCCAAAAAAAGTTATAATAAAGGTGACTTTGTTGAAGTCCCTGTTAAACTTGCAAGAACAAAACCCACAAGGTTATACTAATGGATGAAGATGAAGTTTTAGAAGAACAGGTTGATCCTGTTGATGTTGAGATACAGGAACCTACAGATGAGCAAGTTGTTGAAGAAGAGGCAGTTGAAGAAAACTTTTTTTCAAACTTAGCTGAAGAACTTGATGATACAGTTTTAGGCAGTCTGGCTAGTCAACTTGTAACCGATTATAGAAAAGATAAAGAATCAAGAAGCGATTGGGAAAAGTCCTATACATCTGGACTTGATTTACTTGGTTTTAAGTATAACGATGAAGGACAGCCTTTCCGTGGCGCAAGTTCCGTGACTCATCCTTTATTAGCCGAGTCTGTAACACAATTTCAAGCACAAGCCTATAAAGAATTATTACCGGCTGATGGTCCTGTAAAATCTCAAATAGTAGGCGATAGGACACCTGACAGAGAAGCTCAATCCCAACGGGTTCAAGAATTTATGAACTATATGGTTATGGAAAAGATGGAGGAATACACTCCTGAGTTTGACCAAATGTTATTTTATCTTCCCTTAGCAGGATCTACTTTTAAAAAAGTGTATTACGATGAGATTATGCAAAGAGCTGTTAGTAAGTTTATACCAGCTGAAGATATGGTTGTGCCTTACTATGCAACTGATTTAAAAGACGCAGAAAGAATTACCCATGTTCTTAAAATGTCTGAAAATGACATACTTAAAAAACAAAAAAGTGGGTTTTACAGAGATGTAAAAATTTTACCATCACAGATGGATGATGATGTACAGAACAAGTATGAAGAGCTTGAGGGTGTTCAGAAAATGGGTGACACCGACTATCAGTTTAATGTTTTAGAAATGCATGTTGATTTAGATCCTGAAGATTTAACAGGACAAAGTGAAGAAAAGAATGTCAAAGTACCTTACATTGTAACGATTGATGAGGGATCACAAGAAATTTTATCTATCTACAGAAACTTTACACCTAATGATGCTTTGTTCAAAAGAAAAGAATATTTTGTACATTACAAATTTTTGCCAGGTTTAGGATTCTATGGATTTGGTTTAATTCACATGATTGGTGGATTATCTAAGACAGCAACAGCTGCGTTAAGACAACTTTTAGATGCAGGTACATTAAGTAACTTACCAGCTGGTTTTAAATCACGAGGTATAAGAATAAGAGACGATGATCAACCTTTTCAACCGGGTGAGTTTAGAGATGTTGATGCACCTGGTGGAAATATTAAAGATCAATTTCAAATTTTACCATTTAAAGAACCAAGTGGTACACTTTTTCAACTTTTAGGTTTTGTTGTACAAGCAGGACAACGATTTGCAGCTATTGCGGACATGCAAATTGGCGAAGATAAGCAAAATAGAGCTGTCGGTTCAACTTTAGCTTTACTGGAGCGCGGATCTAGAGTGATGAGCGCTATTCACAAGCGACTTTATTATGCAATGCGTCAAGAATTTAGGCTTTTACACCAAGTTTTTGCCGAATATTTGCCACCAGTCTACCCATATGCTATTTATGGAGGTAATAGGCTCGTAAAAGTAGCCGATTTTAGTGAAGAAGTTGATGTTATACCTGTTGCAGACCCAAATGTGTTCTCTTTATCGCAAAGAGTGACACTTGCAAGTCAACAATTACAAATTGCACAGTCAAATCCACAGATGCACGATATGCGTGAAGCATATAGGCGTGTTTATGAGGCACTTGGCACTAAACAAATAGATACTTTACTCAAACCAACCCCAGTTCCAACACCAAAAGACCCAGCTATTGAGAATATGGAAGCATTACAGATGCAAATACCAAAAGTTTTTCCGTTTCAAAACCACGATGCTCATATTTTAGCTCATGCATCGTTTGTTAAATCAAGAATGGTTCAATCAAACCCTATGGTGTATGCATTATTACAAGCACATATTTCAGAACACATTTCGTATAAAGCAAGAGCTGTTGTTATGGTTATGGTTATGAATGATGAAGGTTTACAAAAACTTAAACAAGAAAGTATGGAGGCATTTCAAGCTGAAACTGAATCTTTAATTGCACTACAAATTGCAGCTATAACAAAAGAACTTGTTCAAGCTGAGGGCATACAACAACAAGACCCATTAGTGGCGTTAAAATCAAGAGAACTTGACTTACGAGCTATGGATATGCAAAGAAAAGCTGGAGAAGAGCAACAAGACCAACAAAGAAAACTTTATGAGTTTGAATCTAGGCTTGATCTTGATAAAATGAGAAGAGAGGATGCTGAAGCTGCAGGACAAGAAAGAATTAGGGTAGCTGATGAAAAATTAGATTTGACTGAGAGAAAAATAGAAAACGAGGAGAACAAAAGTGAAAGTTAAACAGGCTTTTCTTGGAGGAATGAGCAACTATATGAAAATTAATAGATTTTTAGATAGTGTAGTATATCCTACTGCTTTTAAAGTTAAATTAGCGACTGAAAATGAAAAAAGAAGAAAACGAGCACAAAAACAACAAGATAAACAAAGACAAATAAGTCAAGCTTTTGATTATTTGGGAAAAGAGTATGGACCACCTCCTGAAAAAGGACCACAACCACAGGGTATGAAAACTGGTGAATTTGCTGGTTGCCCTCACCGAGAAAATGGTGTAAAAAGTGATATACAGGGTATAAAAGATATTCAGTTGACAGGAAAACAATTTACAGGCGTTAAGTGATAAAAGGCGATTCATCAGAATACCATCTGATAACAAAACATATTGGTAAATTAAATATAGATCGTGCTACACTTACGTGCGAGATTGGGCTAAGGGAGGGGTTGGGTTCTAAATTAATCATGGATGCTGTTCGTGATCATAAACCTAGTTTATATAAACACGTAGCAGTTGATCCTTACAATAATCTTAAATACCAACATTACGACAAATCAAAAGATTACACAGCTGATTATACAGAAGATATGAAACAAAAAACAGTTTCGGAACTCTATCAAAATTATCCTGAATTTGATTTTTTTCATATGACAGATGATTATTATTTTAAAACAATGGGTGAGGGTCATCAATTCTCTGTTAATGGTCAGCTTATGTTATTTGGTCTATATAAATTTGTTCATTTTGATGGACCACACACAACTAAAGCGGTAATTGATGAATTAACTTTTTTTATACCTCGATCTGAAACAAACGCTGTTTTTATGATAGACGATTACAAACACTTACGCATGGGTATTGTGGATATGCTTCTAAAGACTTATAATTTTAGTGTTGCTGAAAAAGGCGACAATAAAATTATTTATCAAAAGGAGATATAATGTTTACAGCAATAATTGGTCCTGTCGCTAAGTTAGCTTCGACTTGGATAGAGGGTAAACAAAAAAAAGCACAATTAAAAAGTCAAGTTGAACTGACTAAATTAGAAGCAACAAAAACTAAAATAGAGAAAGATGGAAATTGGGAAGAAAAAGCTATGTCGGCATCTGATAATTCGTGGAAAGACGAAGCTTGGACCCTAACTTTTATTTTTATACTTTTTGCCTCATTCGTCCCTGCTTTACAGCCTTTTATGCAACAAGGGTTTTTGTTTTTAAAAAACGATTGCCCTGAATGGATATCTTACGGCATGTTAGCTTCAATAGCTGGATCTTTTGGGCTTAAGGGTCTTGCCAAGATAAAAAAATAATTTAAGATGTCTAAAGTGGACTGCGGTCACAACGACAACCAGCACTCTAACAAAGGAGATAATTATGTGGTCAAAACCAATAATTACAGAAATCTCTGTTGGTCTTGAGATTAACAGTTATGCCTGTGCTGAGAAATAATTTAATGGGAGTGCTTATACTCCCATTACTTTCTTGCGATCCAGTGTTAGCAAAAAATTATAAATGGTCTGGCAAAGGTCAGTTATACGATCAACGAAATCAATATTTCGTAACATGTCGTTTGACTAAAGAAAAAAGAGTTGAGCCTTTTTTAGGCGAAGACTCCGTAAAATGTTTTTATGTTTGTACTGATAAGGAAGAGATGGTTGTAAACACACACAGCGATTTTGCGTGTGAAAAACAAATACAAGTACCTAGAGGAGATAAGCGTGACTGGAGAGGAAAAGGGAATACTTATACGCCATAAGAGACATGATGATTATAAATTTCCAAAAAAAAGAACTAGAGAATATAAATCACCTGTGGTAAAAAATCCAGTATTGGTAGAAAATTATGCCCAAAAAACACAACAAAACAGAAATAACCTTTACAAAAAAGAAAAAAAGAAGGTATTGTAAAAGTGTTTTAAAACACAGAAAAAAACTAGGACCAAAACATCATTTTAGATATGCTTGATATTGATACAGTACAACAAATTCGTCATTACATTCGTAAAGAAATAGACAAAACAAAAGATCATATATGCTATGGTATAGACAAACTAGAGAATCTACATTATGCTAAAGGCAGGCTCGCAGCATTAGAAGCTGTGCTTCAGGATCTAAAAGACCTGCAAAATAGAGAGGACGATGTAGATGACATTGATCAAACCTGATAACAAAATTGTTATGCCTGAAAAGGATAACGATGACGAACCCTT